TGCATCGGTTACCGTATCACCACTTGAGTGTGATGCAGCTGTTGTTCCACTTGCTCCTCTAGTTAGTCCTGATAATGTTCCACCACTATTAGTTGTGTATGTAATTAGCTCATTATTTATAATAACTGTTCCCGATGATGGAAATGAGGTAGAACTTGCCATAGTTAAAGATGTTACACTTGTATTAATTGATGATGATAATGTAGATGTAAACTGACCTGATTTAAATCCACTCCAAGGTCCAAGACCCCAACCAGTAGATGCAACCTCGACTGCAGGTCCAACTGGATAATAGTGTCTAACTCTAATACCACCAGATGTTGATGCACCTGATCCTGATTCATTTGAACCAACGTTAATAGTAAGTGTAGTATCTGTTGGAATACTAGTTACCATAAATTTATTATCGTCAAAGTTGGATGAGTTAAAATTAGAATTAGTTATAGATGTAAAATTATCTAATAGTATAATGTCATATTGATTTATATTATGAGCAGACGAAAATGTTAAAGTTACAACTGCTGATCCATTAGTTGTAGAAAAAGCGCTTGTTAATGTTGTAGTTGCTTTAATTGGATGTATATCATAAAATATACCACCAGAGTATGCGTATAAAATTCTATTTGTACCTAATGCTGCATACTTAATACCTGATGTATTTACAAAATGATGAATAGCTGTATTACGACCAGTGATATCGACAGAGCCTAATTGTGCCCAACCACCTATTTTTTCAGGTGACTGATATCTAAAACGAACATTGTCTCCTGAAACCCATTGACTCTCGCCGCCTGTTGATGTGACTTGTTTATTAAAACCTGGTGCAAATTTTACTTTTTGTAGCATAAAAAACCTATTAATAATAAGGCAGGAGATGGTGTGGTGGAATCTCCCGCCATATTATTATATACAATATTATTTAGGTAATTTAAAGCCTTGAAACCAAGAAGGCAACCCTAAAAAAGGTCTTTTATCGTATAGATTTTCTTTTGCTATTTTTGAACCAGCTTTATTGTAGTGTAGAAATACTTGTGCACAATTATTTCCTGTAAATTCTTCTCGCCAATGCTCTAAATCACAACCAGAATATATTAACATATCACCTGGTGCAAGGTCTATTTTAATGCCAGCTTGACCTTTTCTACCTGTTGGGTCTAAATATATTGCCCATGGATCACCACCAAGATTTAATGTAGTTGATACTTCACAACTTATTCTATCTGTGTGTCTAACTAAAATATCGCCTTTTTTATATAACCTAGCGTAAGAATATGTTTCTAATAATTTTAAACCTGTATTTTTTTCCATTACAGGTTTTACTTCTTGTAACAAAGTTTCCATTACAATATCACTATAATGTGAATATGTATTTGGCGCTTGTTTATCATTCCATACACCATAATATTCTGTAAAAGGTGATAAGTATTTTTGATCAAATAAAAATCTTGCAACTTTTCTTTTGTTTAAAAAATACTTGTAAACAAAGTCTGCTAATTCTTTTGAAATAACGTTTTTTAAAACTGTATATTTATTTTTTTTGAATGACATTTTTAATTATATTTTTTCCTATTAATTTTCTATTTAATTTTATAAAATTTTTTATGTAATCAGGTTTATTTTTTAAAGCATTAGTTTCTAAAGTAGTTTGAATAATTGCTTTTTTCATATTATCATTAGGTTTTGACATTTAACACTCCTTTTGGTATAGCCTGACAATTCCAATGTATAAACCTAAAAGGTTCATATCCCATATCCACCGTGTATAGATGGGGCATATAAGAGGGAAAAAATATCATTCTTCCAGGTCGAACATCATAACTTATCTGATTGCTTGCATAACTTATTTTATTTATGTCTTTTTGAGGTAAAAGATTCATTAAATTACCAGGTCGTGGATCCTCAAACATTGGTCTAGATGTTGCATTACTAGCTTTTAAAAAACAAAAACCAGATATGTGACCATTCCAATGAGTATGTAAAGTATGGTGTCCACCACCTTGTTTAGCAAATTCTTGAACCCACATTTCAGTAATAAAAATTTGAAAATTAGATAAATCAAACCCCATTTCATCTAATAAATTATAAGATGTTGCACCTATATATTCTTGTAATTGTTTAAATTTAGGGTCACCTATTAAAGTTGTTGAATGAAACACATGCCCCATATCTCCTTTATTTCCATATTTTTTATTTCTTTTATTGATAGATTTTTGCATATTTTTTTTAGATTCTTTAATATAAGAATCCGATGCTTTGTTTAATTTATCAACAAACGCAGGCTCATCAGCGAACCATATAGGGCATTGAAAATATTCTTCTCTAGCTAAAGATTTAGGATAATTAAGTTTTTTCATTTAAAAGGCCATCCTAAATTCCATATAACTAAACTATATCTTGACCCTTTTTTAACAGGGCATACTCTATGCCATACATGTGATGGAAATACAACTAAAGATCCTTTAGGAAGTATTTCTGTGCATTTTTTAATATTTGATTTTTTATCTGGATCTCTATTTCTAAAATCAAATTCTAACTCACCACCTTTATATTCTTTTGGGTCGGATAATGTTACTGTTACAGATAACTTTCTAATTCTGCCATGAGAACTAAGATCATTTGGTTTATTATAAGCGCTTTCCCAACTATCACAATGCCAATCATAATACTGTCCCTTATTATATTTTGTAAATTGACAATTTTCAGAAAAATCCCATTCAAAATTCCAACCTGCATTTGTATTTGCTTGATGGATATAAGGTTGTATTTCTCTATAAATCCATCTATCATTCATCCAAACAACATTAGAATTTCTTTTCTTTTTTAAATCTTTAATTTGTGCTTGATTTAATTTTTTAGAATCTCCATAACCACCTGTGGTAGCCAAAGCATCTTGTAATTGTTTCCCATAACGTACAATATCATCACAAATTCTATTTGGAATTGCTGATTGAAAATACCAATAATAATTTAAAAGGTTCATAATCTTTCTTTTACCACTATACAATTAGTATATCTATTTTAAATTATTGTCAAATAATATGTTTTAAAACTTAGAAATACTTAATGTACCATTAACTGTAAATGTTGCAACAACATCATTATTTGGACCAACACAAGTTGCTTTACTGTTTGTTCCAGGACTAACACTTATTCTAGGACCATTTGGTCCAGGAAATCTAAATATAGCAGTTCCTGATCCTCCATTACCACTTGCAGCAGCACCACCTAAAGCAGAACCACCACCTCCGCCTCCACCACCTAAATTAGCACATCCAGCAGCACCAGTAGCAGGAGCAGCGTTTGAACTATGTTTATCACCACCTCGTCCACCACCACCTGTTCCTCCAGGAGCTTGTGGTCCTTGGTCACCTGTATTAGCGTTGTGTCCACCACCACCTCCACCACCTCTAGTGACTGCAGATCCTGTTATTGAATTAGCCAAACCATTTCCTCCAGCTCCACCATCTCCACTAGACCCAGGAGCATCAGCACCAACTGCTCCAGCGCCACCACCGCCACCTCCTCCTTGAGAAGTAGATGGAGTATTAGGTGGACCATCAGATGCACCACCATTATTTCCTTGATTAGTAGTTGCCGTTCCAACTGTAGCACATGCTCTTCCAGCTGCACCACCACCAGAACCACCAGGTGATCCATTACAAGGATTAGCACCATCAGCGGGTGAATCTCCATGACCACCCATACCACCTCCTACTGCTGCAACTGGCACTAATGGAATTGTAGTATTAACACCATTGGTTCCTGTTGCAGGTGAGTTTGTACCGCATCCAGGATAAGGTCTGCCAGCACCACCAGCACCAATTGTTACTGAGTAACAACCTCCTGCAACAGCGCAAATTGCACTTACTGCAGGATTACAAAATGAATGATAATGACCTCCTGCACCAGCTCCACCACCTTGTCTACCAAATCCACCACCACCTCCACCAGCTAGTAGTAAAAATTCCATACTACCGCTAAGAGGTTCTGGTGCACTAGCCCATGTTGAAGCGCCACATTTACCTGCTGTTAAAGCAGCCATGTGAGTTTTTAAATTCCATACACCACTTGCTTTGTGTAATTCTTTTACTATTACGATTCCTGAACCACCAGCTCCACCTGCTTTGTGAGCTACACCACATATTCTTCCACCGCCACCACCGCCACCACCAGTGTTTGCTGTACCTGCTGCTCCAACACAACCTTTAGCACCAGCTCCACCACCACCTGTTCCACCAGCTCCTCCACATCCACTTGTTCCACATGCAAGAGAGTGTCTAGCACCACCTCCACCACCTCCAACAGCACACACGGGTGCACCTGGATAAGTAGGTGAAATTGTTAAACCTGCTCCACCAGCTCCACCACTCATAGGTGTGGGATCAGAACTTGGTGTTTGTGGAGATGCATCAGAACCTGCAGCACTAGAACCACCTCCTCCACCACCAGCACCACCTGGCACTTCTGTTCCTCCACCACCATCATTTCCTTGACAAGCAGTTCCGCATCCTCCAGCGTTAGCAGTTCCAGGAGGCGCTGAACCTCCTCCGCCTCCAGACCCACCATCATTTCCATCTTGATTTGCAGGACCACCTTGTGCTCCACCCCCACCTCCGCAAGAAGTGTAAGTTGTTGAGCCTATTACTATACTTGAATTAACTCCAACGCTACCTTTACCAGGAGCTGAAGTTGGGCCAGCAGCACCACCACCACCTATGGTAACAGCTCCTAAAGCTGTACCAGAACATACTAATATATCTAAATTTCTAACACCACCGGCTCCACCACCGCCACCTGCTCCTCCTATTCCACTGCCACCTCCTGCGCCACCAGCGACTACAAGAGTTTTAATAGTTGTGGTTCCAGGTTGTGTTGTGACTGCACTAGGTGTGTTAGATGTTATTGATGTAATAGTATCTTTTCCAAAGGAACTTTTATTAACTTTTCCAATTATACCGCCGTTGGTTCTTGTCATTTGAGTTTCCTATTCGGACACCCAAGCTGAGCCATTCCAATTATATACTGTTTTTGGATCTGAGGTGTCGTTTGATTTTGTTGCTTCCCAACCTTTAGTGTTGTCAGCTTGATATTTTGTGTCGTTCCACTTAATTATATATTCCCAAACAGGAGGAGTTTCACCATCATTTATAACTGATGGATATGTTATTGGTGCTTGCCAATCGTCACTTCCATCTAATGCCCATGATTTATAAGGTTGAGGTGATAAAAATTTATCTTTTGATGGGTTATAAACATAACCTATTCCTGCATATTGTTTTCTAAATTTATTATTATAAGAAGTTTGTTTAAAATTTGTATTTGGTTTTTTAAAAAAATTTTTACACCATGTTTCTCCATCTACATGTTTATCATTTTCTCCTAAAGGACCTGCTGCTGTTTCAACATCGTTGCCAACAACTGTAACTTGTTTTACAACTAAATGTGTATCAGATGTAAAGCCTGTTGGGTCTGTTTTTGATTCTAATTCTGCAAAGTGTGCCATATTTTTCTCCTTAATATTATATATAAAATTTTTATATTAAAATCCAGTCCATTCTCCTGCTTTTACAAAAGCATAGTGTTCATTTATATTCCACATACCTGGTGCTATATTTACTGTTGCTGCTGGTTCATTTATTATTACTATACCTGATCCTCCAGCCCCAGCATCGTTATTATCTCCTCTACCATCACCACCATTTCCTGTGTTATTTCCTCCTGCTGCGCCAGATGCGCCTCCAGTTCCTCCGGCTGCGTATGTTACATCTGAACCTGAAATTTCATTTGGTGCTCCTGCTCCTGCAGGTCCACTGCTTCCACCTGATCCAGTTGCTCCACCTCCTCCACCACCGTGTGCTCCTGCTGGTGCTTTACCACCATCATTTCCTTGAGGGGGGTCTGTTGGAGG